AGGCCGGAGCTTCCTCTGATTCCATTACCTGTTTGAGTGTATCAGTAGCAATGGTAGCAAGGTCAGTGTGAAACAGTTTTTCTCTCTCTAGCCGGATTCTAGCAATCATTGCAGGGCTGTGGACTAGATTAAAGGCTGATTGCTTTGGGTCAGCATACCCAGCAAGCCGAGCGGATGCAGTGGGATTCATGCCATGTCTAACATGATGCTGAAGGAAGGTTGATTGCTTTGGTGTTAATGATGCCATTATATTACCAATAAAAAGATTAATTATTTCAACACTTTACCATCTGTAATGGTAAAGTTTATTAAAGTCTAAAGTATTGTATTTACTGAACTTATTTCATTATATCAGTTTTATTACCAAAAAGACAGCGATACCCATTAAAAAACACAGCATTGCAGAAAGGGGGGTCTATTTTATGGTAATATAATATATTTTTTATATATATAGTATTGATATTATTAAATAAAAGACCTATTTTTGCTAATGGTAATATAATGGCAAAGTGTTGATATTATTATATTTATTTTTGGTAAAATAATGGTAAGAAATGGTGAAGTTTATATATTTTCATTATTAACTTGTATTAATAAAAAAACTCTATAAAATAGCTACAGTTTCAATAAAGGAACTACTTTAAATTTAACATTCCACCACATGGGGAAGTTATGAATACTCAAATGACTATAAAAGAAGCCTTACAAAATGTAGGCGGTTTATCTAATCCTTCCAAAATGCCAAGCTTTGGCTACTCCCTCCCTGCATCAATCTGCAATGTAGGCTCTAAACTCCGAAAGGCTCCCAATAGTATCTGCTCATCATGTTACGCCTTAAAAGGCCGTTATATGTTTAACAATGTGCAAACTGCACTCTGGCGCAGACTTGAGAGTATGAAAAATAAAACCCTCTGGATTGAATCAATGTCATTTTTGATGAACAAAAAACAACTAACATTCTTTCGCTGGCATGATAGCGGAGATATCCAGAGCCTTGCCCATTTAAAGATGATTATTCAGGTTTGCATTAATACGCCACAGACTCGGCACTGGCTCCCCACTCGTGAAACTAAAGTAGTAACAGAGGCCATAAAAAATGGCTTAGTAATTCCTGAAAATTTAACTATTAGGCTTTCGGCTATGGCGTTTGATAAGCCAGCCCCAGAGAACACAGCCAAAAAATTTGGTTTGCAAGTCTCTGGCGCAAGCAAATTGACTTCCGGCAATTGCTTAGCTCCCACTCAAGGTGGCGAGTGTAAAGACTGCCGGAAGTGTTGGGATCGCAACGAATTTTCCATAGTGTATAAAGCGCATTAATAGAGAGGCTCTCGCTAGAACAGCCTTGCATTTTGTGAGGCTGTTTTATGAGAAAGCCACGTAGGCCAACTCAAGGGCAATTTTGCCACATCACACCACAGGAAAAAGGTGACTATGCAATTCATAAACACACAAGTAAAACAGACTAGCAGAGGCCATAGAGTCTGGATTGAAGGCTCAAAGCTCTCAAGCGCAGGGTTTCACCCTAACGCTCGCTTTAATATGCATTACAACGAATTTGACAAGCTTCTAGAGCTTACTGTTCACCCTGAAGGCAAGCGCAAGGTTTCAAACTCGAAACGAGGCGGTAAGGATCGCCCCATCATTGACATTGAAAGCAAAAAGATTGGTGCTTTCTTTGGTGTTAATGCTCCGCTTACTGTGCTTTTAATGGATGGCAAAGCCCACGTATTCCGTAGGCCATCATGGCAGAACCTCGAAAACAGGCTGAACGAATTTTTAGCCTTTTTTAATAAAAAAACTGCTCCCAATTTTAAAGTGAATCGCTGGGCATTCGAGTCAGCCTCTGCATAGTCTTTAGTAGGTTAGGGGGGCTTTGTCCTCCCTTCCCTAGTACAGATTAGCTGTACTGACTCGACAGTGTCAAACTGTCACACACCACAATAAAAGGTGAATTATGGAATGGTACACACTCACAGAAAAAGAACAGGGCGAAAAACTAGGCCACCAGAGGGACAGGACTGTTAAAAGTATAGAACAGCACAAGAAGGACTTGGAAGCTCTCAAGGCTCCTAGCGAACTGTTCAATAATGAGTTTAGGGCGTTAGAGAAAAAGTACTACGCAATGCAAGCCTCACTCGAAGACATCCAGAGGTTACAATCTGATAAGTACGAGGCAGTCGCTAACCTCCAAATGTTCGTTGACTACGTAGACTCTGGCGAATGGCGAAACGATCCACCTGACAAAGTCAGTTACGATCCGCACTATTAGTCCTCTGTAGTTTGGGCAGATACAGTTTCCCTGGTTCCAGGGATTCCTCTGCCCTTTCTAGAGTGGATTTACTGCTCTGACTCGGTGGTGTCAAACCACCAACACACCACAATAAAAGGTGCTTATGAGAAAGTGGATAAAACGAGCGTATGACTCATCTAGGATAGAGCTACGCCTAGCACGTAATCATTGGAACAGTACAGCAACTTGGTTTAAGGTTGCTCATTATTTTGTATTTGCTGTTTCAATGATCGCCCTTGCCCTCGTTATGTTGGGGGTCAAATGATTGATTACATCTCAGCCTTCCGAGGGATGGGAGGCGTAGAAAAAGCCCTAGAGCAAATCGGGGGTTTCAACTGTGTAGGGGCGTTTGAGATAGACTCACACGCTAACCTGTTTTCAGATAACTATTATAAAAAGGTACACAATCATGGAGACATCACAAAAGTCGATGCAAAAAGCATTGCTTGCCACTCTTGGCTTATCGGAGGGTTCTGTTGTCAGCCTTTTAGCGTTGCCGGAATTCGACAAGGTTTTAAGGATAAAATTAGGGGAACAGTTTTCTTTGACCTCGCAAGAATTATCGAGGCTAAACAGCCTAGCGTTGTGGTCTTGGAAAACGTCCGAGGGTTGGTCAGTCACGCCAAGGGGCAAACTCTCTCAGTTGTCATCAATACGCTGGCAGAATTGGGCTATCGATGTGAATGGGGTTTGCTTAACAGCAAAGATTTCGGAGTCCCCCACCACCGAGTGCGTTGGTATCTCGTTGCAAGACATCTTAGAACCGAACCCACCGGAGCAATTTTTCCTCTCGGACAGAGTAACCAAGAAGATACTAGGCGAGCAGGGGAGCATTTGTCATACTGTTTAGATGCCAACTACTGGAAAGGCACTAACACCACTCTAAAAGGCCGTAGGCAGTTGATTCAAATCAACAAGCCCACACACTCGAACAATCGAGTTTATGATCCTGACGGCCTTTCTCCTACCCTTAACACCATGCAAGGCGGTAACCGCCAGCCATTCATTCTAACTGAGGTTAGGACTGAAGAAGCAAAGCGGATTAGGCGTGAGATTAAAGCCAAAACTGGCAAGGATCACAGCCCACGCAGAGGCAAGAAGATTGTGCCTCGGACAGACGGCCTCTGTGGAACGCTTACCACTTCCCCAACCATTGAGAACACTTTGTGCGATGGTGCGAAGGTCAGGCGTTTAACTCCCCTCGAATGCTTCAGACTTCAGGGCTTCCCAGATGATGCTTACCACAAGGCTGTAGAGCTTGGCATCTCGAATACTCAGATGTATAAGATGTGCGGTAACGCAATCACAGTTCCAGTTTTCAAGGCTCTGGCTGAGCGGATTCTTGAAGTCACCCAGCCCACTGAGGATAATCGCCAATCAGCAATTGATGAGGATCGAGCGGATCAAATCCGGCAATTCCGAAAGGATCAAGCCAAGCTGGATATGTACAATGACCCGATAATGAATTGGTCAGGTCTGAGATAGTCAATCCTTTCTGCCCCCTGTGCAATGCAGGGGTCAGGCGGATATTGACAATTCAGTTGATATCATAATCCACTTCTAATAGGAGAACAAGATGGATAATAAAACAATCCTCAAGCGACTCGGCTTCGAGGAGGTACACACAGGCGGTGGATGCACTGCCCTTCAAAAGTGCTTCAGTGACGGCACAGGCATTCTCATAACGGATGGAGATGCATCTACTGACAACCTCAATAGTGGTTTAGTTGTTGGCTTTGAAAATGCTGACGGAGAACCTGAACTTCAAGTTGAGATTAAGAATGCGAAAAACATAATCAAATTTGTTCAGGAAGGCAATCGTTTTACTGAAGGTTTGGAAAGGATTCTTAATTCTAAATTTCAAGTTTCTGCATTCAAAAATTATGACCTTGCCGGAGCCAGTGATCGCTCTGGCTGGACAGGGAACCTCTGGCGTTTAGGACATACAGCCCACGTTGCACGTTTAGATAATGATGGAACTCCCCATGGGACTAAGATCGATTATGTAGTGGGTAATTCTGGTGGAGAAGAAAGCTTTCTTGCTTTTTGTAATTCACTTCCTAAATACACTCGTAAGGAACGCTGGCTTCATTACGGCATTACTAAAGATTACAAAATAGGACTCTCGAAAAACGAGTGTATATTCACTGAGGAAGTCGTTATTGACCTACTCGCAACTGAAGAAGACCAAAAACAAAAGGAGACAATATGAGTGCTTTTAAAACAATAATAGAATCCATCGAGACTTTAAATACTAAGGAAGACTTGATGAATTTTCATAAGAATATGAAGTTGATTTATGATGCATGGGATCAGCGTCAGAACAAAATAAATTCTGCATCGGCAAAAGCCTTGTCAGTAGGAGATGCAGTTTCTATTTTTCATCCGAGCAAAAACAAGAATATTGCTAATGGAGTGATTAAAAAAATTAACCGAAAGAATATAATAGTTATTACTGATGACGGGGAGAACTGGAATGTCCCAGCTTCACTCTGTACGAAGTTAACTATGCGGATGTTGGAGGTTGCATGAAAGAACAACTAAAAGTAGGGATAACTTTAAATTTCAACGGGGATACAGGCGAAGGAAGTATAAAATTACGTTCAGCCTTTACCGATAATAATGTACTGTTACAGATAGACTGTTTACAGGATTGGATTGGAGAGCTAACAGATATTTATAACAAGGGACTAGAAGAGTTTAGGAATAATGGTTCCTATTCAAGAAAACTTTTTAAGGAGGTTGCATAGGCAAAACGGCTCTCGAAAAGGGGTCTAGAATGAAAGGAAAGCTCATCTCAGGTACTCTGGGGTGGGCTTTTTTTATGCCTTCGCAAACCACTTTATTTTCGGCATGCCTCTGGTACTGGACTCCTCAACAGCCACAATAATATTTGATTCAATAAGATCATTCAGGATATCCATTCTTTGCTTCTGATTCAAGAACCTAGTTTTCCTAGTCAGTTCCCAATTTACAATTCCATCTTTATGATCTTTGATAATACCTTCGATGCGTTTCGATAATTTTTCATTCAGATTATCGGCAAGGTTTTCTTCAATATCTTTTATAGCACGTTGATTCAGGTGTTGAGTTACTTCCACCGCTGACTCGGTGGCCTCGGCATCTATTTTATCTTTCCCAGCCGAAAAGGCCATGATCAATGCAAGCTTCCGAGCGTGTTCAGGTGTACGCACCCACATACTTGAATTCAAATCTGTGGATTCCGATTTCTTTTCACATTGATCCTCGAAGTGATTGAATAATTTTTTAGCTTTATCTGTGTAATCCACAATCAAAGGTTTCGGCCTCCCATGGGTATCTTTTATATTACCTTGTTCCCCTGGATTTATAGATAAATCTCGGAACTCTTTTGCTTTGATCAGTATAGGTTCTGGAATCATGTCTAGAATTTTAGGAGACTGTCTCGTTGCTCTCTCGGTGGTAGCATTAAAAAATAAAAAACGATTGGCTGATCCATCATTAATTTTATCACTGGATAATGAACTCCAGAGACTTGTTCCAGTTGTAGTCCCATAAATCGAACAGCATGGCTGGACAATCACAGCCCTTTCGACTTCTCTGGTACTGGCTCGATCAACTCCGTAGAAAGTAGACTGTGAAGAAGAGTAAAGTTCCATCCAAGCGGTCACACAATCTGAAAGATGTTTGTTAGCTCCCTCCGAAAAGACTGACTTCAGGAACAGGCCAAACTCATCGATAAGAAACAGGCTCGTTGGCCTGAGTGTCATACACCTTTCGATAGCTGATCTGGAAGTTACTTTTTCTCCAGCGAAACATTCGAGGTTCCCTTGTTCATCCAGCATCTTAATGACCATCCTCGGAAACTCTTTCCCTGATCCAGTTCTTCCGATTCCGACACAGAACAAGTTTGTCCGTATGTTTTCTATAGTTCTGACTCGTTGTCCTAACAGCGTTCCAGTGTATGCAAGGGATGCAGCAAGGGCAAGTTCAGGTTGTGGGTATCGGGCATAGTCAGTCATCAACTTTGCCAATTCACCTACAAAACCAGGGGGATTATAGTAGTCCTTGTGGAGTGGCTTTTCTTCCTGGGGCTGAAAAGATTTTGGAACAGCCTGAAGTGGTTTATGGGTAAAGGTTTCTCCAGCTAGATGAAAGAGTGTTCCACCTTCGATCTCACCTCCAGAGAATGACTTCCACTTCGATGCCATCTCGGATGCCTTGTACTTGGGAGACTTCTTTGACCAATCGTCCCACATCTCGAAGCCCTGCCCGTTGAGTGTATACTTTACAGACATCCCAATCTTGTACCAACTCTCATAATCATCAGCCAAATGGGCCACCTTATTCAATGCTAACTGCACTCGCTCGGAGTCATCACGCTTCTGGCTCTCAACTTGCTGAGTTGCATCGAATAGGAAATCAGGCTCGGCTGCCTCGAGTGGTATAGGCTCGGCAGTCTCTTTATATTTAGCATCAGGATCATAGCTCTGGAAACACAATCGTGCTACATCTGAGCAGGAGGGATCAAGGTCTAGCTCGTAGTTATCCTTAAAATATTTCTGTGCAGAGACAAAAGAATCTTTATGTTTAGTTGCATCTTTTACAACTGCAATCCAGAGTTTGACACCCCTCCCTGAAGGTGAGATGTAAGAGGCTACAACGTGGCGATCATTCGCCAGAGTATCTCTAATCTCTCCCACAGTGGAGAACGGAGGGGTGCTAACATTATCAAAGTCTCCCTGCAATAGGCCACTATATTCTTCAATGCCAGAATCTACCTTTCTCCCTTTAGTCCGGCACGATACAGTGATCGCAGGAATCCTTCGTTTTAAATCATCATATCCAGACTTGTCACCTTCCTCTAATTTCTTCCGGCAAGTCTCGATTCTTTTTTTATGTTTACCATTTTTAATTTCAGCAAATACATCTGTAATATCTTTTGCAACTGGGGTCTTATCAAATGCCCCTCCATAGTAATATGATATTTTCACGGCTCTCCAAAGACGTAAGGTTTATAAAAATTTTGATTCTAATACACTTGGGAATTTTCCATGTTCATGTACAAGTACCGCTATAGGTTCGAGTAGCCCTCCACTCTGCCCTGCCTCCACTGCATCGATAACATTTTCTGGTGGTTCTCTATCATTCTCACAGCATTTATTCCACCACTGTTCAGCCTTCAGTCTTGCGTACCCTGTGTGTTGAAAGCAAACCCACTCAGAGAATTTTCTTAGGCCACAGACATAATCAACTCTCATAGTCTCTGTCCCTTTAAACTTATTAAAATGATGTTCATAACGGACTCGGTCTACCTCATGCCACTTCGCTTCACTCAGTATCTTATCCTTTGAAGCATTGGCGTTCAGGACTGTCTCTGTGAATTCAAAATAAAAATCACACTCAGGACAGTAACGTGCAGATGCGGGGACATCGGAGAATCCACATTCAGGGCAGGTTTTAATTGGGGCTTCACCTTCGCCTGAATCTCGTTTCTCTACTGCGATATTATCGATTGGTCCGTGGCGTGAGATGTTCTGACCAAAGTCAAGGATTAAACAATCCTCTTTCTCTTCTGCTACTCGAAGCCCTCTCCCACACATTTGTGAGTACAAACCAGGGGACTTCGTAGGGCGTAGCAGAGCGATCATATCAATGTGCGGAGCATCGAAACCTTCGGTTAGTACAGACACGTTTACGATGCATTTAATTTTTTTCTCGCTGAATTCTTTTAATATCTTTGCTCGGCTCTCTTTAGTAATCTGCGAATGAACTAGGCCAACGCTGACCCCCAAGTCTTCGAGTGCTTTCGTTATCTTTTCCGCATGGTTTATTCCAGAGCAGAATACCAGCCAGCCTTTACGTCCTTCGCCAGCCTCAAGTATTTCCTGTGCATGGTGATTCACTAGCTCATCTGTGGCATATACTAAATCCAGATCGGACCCGACATAATCTCCAGCCTGTGTCCTGACTTTATTTAACTTGACTCTATGTGTAGTTTTTTCACTTACAGGCTTACTCAGATACCCGTCTGAAATTAAGCTCTGGATATTAGCTTCGTAGACTATCTCGTTTAATATTTCCTTCTTTCCACAGAGCAGCCCTGACTTCATTCTAAATGGCGTTGCAGTCAACCCAACTATTCGAGGCTGTCTACCCTTCGAGGTTTGGAGCTTCCACTGGTCTGTCAGGAACTGGCGGTACATACCTTCCCCGTCATGGGGGATGCGGTGTGCTTCATCAATGATGATCAAGTCCTTACCTCCTATATCCGAATACGTTTTACTGTAAACACTCTGGATACCAGCAAACAGGATGTCAGGCTCGGTGTCTCTTGACTTCAGTCCTGCGCTGTAAACACCAACGTCAGCCTTGGGTAGCACCATCAGCATCTTATCTTTATTTTGCTGAACCAGTTCCTGAACGTGGGCTAATACAATTACTCGGACACCTTCCCACTTTTCCTGACAGACTCGAATAAACTCAGCGAGGATGATTGACTTGCCTCCTCCAGTGGGGATACTTACGCATGGGTTCCCCTGCGAATACTGAACGTGCGATAGTAGAGCGTTAACAGCTTCCTCTTGATAAGTTCTCAGATACAAAGTGATACCTCTTTGCAGAGGTTGATTGGAATATCATAGAAGTTCTCTCCCCCAGGATTTCTAGTATTTGGTACATTTTCTATGTATGCATCAATCATATGTTTGCCGTCAATCATTATCGCTTTTGTACAGTCATGGTTTAGTACCCAAAAAATAATCCGTTTACCTTTTAGTAATTTCTTCTTCCTTGCTGGGATATGTACAGTGTCCCATTTGAATTCATCTATATAAGTTGACTTGATTTCAACTTCATGCATTACTTCCTCGAAACTTTTAATGTCTGCCCCATAGTCTTCTTGAACCTGTGTATAAATACCTAAAGAGTCTAAGTATTTACGCAACGAATTTTTTGCCTTTGTATCACAGGCGAGGTAAGCTTTATGATTAAATTGTGCTGGCATTTTTTTTACTCTCCTTAAATTTTTCGTAGTCCATACCAGCTTTCTGGCGGTTACATGATTCACAGCAGACCACAAGGTTGGATTCATCCCTGTAGACTTTTCGCCATTCCTCTTTACTCATCAGTTTCTCAGTTGGTAAACGCTTCATGTGGTCGAGTTGAAAATTATCTGGATACAATCTAGTTCCACAGTAGTGGCAAGGGCAGGAAATGTCACTATTCCTAGCTCTCATATAGAGTCGAATAGACATAGCTCTTGGGAAACCAGATTTGAACGCTCGGATTTTTCCAGCATCTTTTGCTAAGTAATACGCTTGTTTGTCTTTGCAACTTCGGGAACAGTATTTTTGTGTAGTCTCTTGATTATCTACAGCGGAATATTCTGCGGAACAATACTCACAAATTTTTATCATAGTGCATTTAGACATAAGGTTTACACGCATCCCGACATGACTCAGCTATGTCCGAATGCGTGTATAAGTATTCAGGCAGCCCAAGGTGCAGAGTCGTTATCTTCGGACTTTGTAAATGGAGTACCTGATGGTTTTGGCAGGAGAGCTTCATCGAATTTCTTAAAGCTCTTGATGTCATTACTTGCATCATAGCCATCCTTGGCCTTGACAAACCCAACCTTCACAATAACGGGGATGTTACATAGCTCGTCCGTGGACTTTGGAACAAGCCTTCCAGTTGCGTAACAGAGATCGGTTAGCTGTTGTCGACCGATTTGTGTAGCAATCTCATTAGGATTACTGTACGTAATGTTATGCCACACCACTCTTCCTTTATGTTCGCCATGGGTGATATCCGCACGGCATTTAATGTACTCGCCATTCCCACTTTTAGTAGGCGTTAACACAGCCTCCTTTAAGACGGCTCCGTAGAGGCCAGCTTCGATTGGCTCGAAGTCAGTCTTTTCTGCGGAAGGCGTTAAATTAGTCGCATCAAATTTAAACATCTACTCTCCTTTTTTTTGGTTAGTATTTGGTTGAGTTGCCCCAACCGATTTAACTGCTTCCTCGAATGCACTCCACTCAAGGGGCAGAACGTCTGGTATTCCTGCGATACGAGTCTTACTTTCATACGCAGGATTCGGGGCGAAACAAATCTTTCGCTCACCAGTTCCCGATGCCGTGTACTCCACTTTCCCGAAGGAATCGGATTTACGGCTGGTAATAACTTCATTTCCTATCACGTAGCCAATCATATCAACGTACTCAATCAACAAAGCTTTCCCATGCTTATTAAGCTTGAGTCCGTGGGAGCTATACTCCTCATGCAGGGGATCATTAACCTTAATGATTTGAGTATGAGCAGTCATACATATTGACACACCTTTACTTTTGATCATGTCGCAAGCCTGTAGAAGCTTGCCCCAATACTGGAGGGCGTAAGAGAATCCTCTTCCATAAGGAATATCCGAAGCATCCTTGGCTCCATTCTCTTTACACACGCTTGCTAATATGAGGCGTTCAACCCAATCGAGGCTGTCTATCAGAATCCTTGGATATTTCCCCAGCTTGCCTTCATAAAAAAGTCCCAAGGCTTCCATAAATTCCTCAAAAGTTTTTCCATACAGCGAGATGCGGTCTACGTTTTGACCTAGCGATCCGTTCTCTAAATCGAAGACTAACGCTGACCCTTTCTTTTCAAAGGAGTCAGCCCCGAATGTAGTCTTACCACATCCTGGTTCTCCGCTGATGATCAAGGAAAAAGTTTTGGTGTTTATTCCGCTTGATATTAAATCTTTCATTTGCTCTTTATTTTAAAGGTTCTAAAATTACTAACCTGTTTAAACTTTTCAAACAGATTAGGGTGAGTCTTTTCTAAAAGTTTTTGATCAAGGGAAGTCCGGCTTGAATTTGACCAAGTAACTAATTTCTCTCCGCTCTGATCTATAACTGAAGATGAATCTTTCATTATACACATAATCTCTTTCGACACTTGGTCTAAATCTCCTTTCAATTCTTTTATTTGTTTTTTGATTGTAACCCCCGACCCAATAAGATTATTAAGGAATGGGTCACAGGCCATCTCCTTTTCCTTTTCTGCTTCAGGGAATTGTAAAAGACAATCAATAATTGATCGGGGTGGTGGGGCTATTTTAGTTTTAACATGATTGTACCAGAAGATTTTAGCATCTGCGATCATCTCTCTTATAAATTTACTGTCTCTTTTAACAGTATAAATTTTTAGTTTCTGTCCACCAATAAGAACGGCAACTATAAATTTTTTAAAACCTAGATGTTTAGTACAATAAAGGTAGTGTTGGACTTGATAATAATATGGCAAGGGTATTTGATCTGTTCCTTCTTCACCCCACTTATCCTCCATCCACAAAGAGGTAGTTTTAATTTCCACTCCAATGGGTTCGCCCACTACCTTGCCATCAAGATGGCATTGAAAGATAGGGTCTTCTTTTGAACGGATAGTCCTACTCATCATCCGTATCTTTTTACCAATTCTTCTTGAAAGTTCTCGAAGCACTACTTCTTCGAGTATTGTTCCCCAACGTACCGCTTCATTGTCTGATAAATCTGGTGGCGGTTTCGCTCCAATTTTCTGTTGCCATAATTCAGTTGGGGCGGATTTGATTTTGTATTCATCACTCCCCCCAATACCTCTCATTCTTATCTCTGGATTCGCTTCATTTTTCATTCTATTATTCTCCCCTTTTCTGTGATGTTAATGTTCCCCATATGTTTATTTAACACTTTTGCCATCTTTTCTCTTCTAGCTGTTCCCTCCTTTCCTAAAGCTACTCGATTTCTCATTGCTTTTGTATATGCATGAAGTTCACTAGGCAACAATCTATGATGCCCCGTAATCAGCATATCCACTTCATCTACAATTACGAATTTCATTTCCTAGCTTTCCTATGTGCTTCTGCTAACCTTTTCATGTGGCCCTTTTTCTGCTCTGCCCAATGTTCCTTCCACCTTTTTTCATCCCACGTTACTCCTAGAGGAGTAGTCTGTCGTAGAATTTTTTGAATATTTTCTTGATCATTCATAAGTTTCTCAATACTAGGGTTGACTCTTCAGACCAGAACTTCTTAGCAATAATTTCATTGATAGTCTGATCATCTTTTTTTAAACAATCTCCCACAGATTTTATCATATTATCAAGGTCAGGCTTATGAGCGTGGCACTCACCCACCATGTCAATCCTTTTCTTTTTACTCCAAGATTTTGGCATAGGTAGGTGAAATTCCATGTAGATTTTATCGCCTAATACAAACCCTTCTTTTTCCGCACAGGCAATGAGTTCATCTTTAAACTTCCAATACTTTTTAACACATGGCCTTGGAGGTGGCCACTTATCCCTGCGTGTCATGCGAGGCTTCGCCATGATATCGAGTTTACAAATCATTTCAGACCTACGAGGTCTGGATTAGTCTCTTCCATGAGGTCGATTTCTACACCGAAGCCTTGCAATTGTTCAGTAGACCAGCCCCCTAATTTTAAAGCCACCCCTACTGAAGGTGTTGACCCTGAAATTTGTGGGGACAACTTAGTTACCTTACCACCAGACTTTAAATACTCTTGTATCTCGTTACTGAATTTTGAGTTAGATAACATAGTCACTTCTTCTGTTATTTCCTGAGTTACAAAGTGTTGTTTAATTACGGAAGTAGTTTCCCAAACAGAGTTATCTTGGGTATCCGGCTTTTTATTTTTCCTCTTACTATTAGTTAAAATAATTCTGCAATTCCTTGTACAAACTGTTTGCCTTGAAGTTCGTGGTGTATACTTATCTCCACAAACCACACATTCCTTATCCTTTAAATGTAGCCGGATTAGATCATATTTCTTTCGCCTACGTTTTTCATCATATACTCTTGCACAATTATTTGAGCAGTAACGTGTGCGTAATCCAGTTAAAATCCCCCCACATTCAACACAAGGTTTGCGAGGTTTTTTCATACAGTAATTGACTCGGCAAGATCAGCGTTTTCTTTCCCCCTTGCAACTATTATATCCATCGCATTCTTTTTTACTCTATCCACAAGTTCATCATTTAAAATATTACAGACGATTGGAATTGATAATGATGATTCAATAGCAACATCTTTTAATGTCACTCCAGATTTCTTCATTAATTCCCTAACAGTTAAAGACATATGTTCCCCTCTTATTTATTAAAATATTTAATACAATTGATTTCTTCAATATTATATTAAAGTAATTTTAGGAAAATAGCAAGGGGGAATATGCATTTTTATTCCCCAGGAATATCAGGGAACTAGAAGGGGAAATAAGGTGGGAATAAAATTAATTTATCTGCGGTAGGTTTTTTTAAACCAATCTCTGGCTACTGTTAGGGTTTTTAATTCAGCTTGAGTTAAACTTTTTAACCATGCATCCCTATCTCTCTTTTTTAATCCTCCCATCGGTGCAGTCCTGTCGATTGAAATTTTTAATCCTTTACTAGCTTTGTCTGGACCACCAGCTAAACGGACATAATCACGAAGATATTTTTCTGCTGCTTCCATGTCTCCATATCTCAAGGACTGCTTGAAGTAATAAAGAGCATTACCTTTATCTGTAGGTGTAAATCCTCCAGAACTCACATCACCCATTTTATCGTTAAAATCTCTAATTAAACCACGAATCTTATAGTACGCAGCTTCACCCGGATCACTGGACTGAAGCAGTAGTTTAGATATATTTTTACCCCATCCTCGGCTTGGCTTCCCTGCCAAAAAATCGTAAGGTATGCTTGCAGAGAATACTTTTGAAATGTGTCTCCAGCGATCACGGATAGGTCTTGGGTTAAAGACATCAGGCCAAGTAGCAACCCCTGTAACTGTTTCGTAAAACACTTTGGCAGTAGGAGTTAACCCAGCAGCAAGCTTATTAATAGGGGCTTTCAACATCTCCTCAAATTGTTCTCCAATTGTTTTACCTTGCACATAATCAGAGAATGAATCGTGCAGACTCAACCATGATAATGCATCAGAGAACGCCCCGGAGAATCTCAGACTAACTACTTCTCCATCCTGCCAGACATTAGGTAGCAGGATGTGCAAC